AGTTTTTCAGCCAAATAAGGATTGATAACTCACCTTTTCTGAATTGTAGACTTTTTTCGTCTGCAATCGTTGAAATATTATTCAAAGGTTCAATCATTTTGTCAACATCTTCCATCAAATCTATCCAACCTTGTGTGGACATCGTGGAAAATCTCTCTTCATAGTATTTTTGAAGCTCTGGGTTCATTGTCTAGTCATCTGTTTTTCAACAATCTTAGCCTTATTTTGAATATCTGCCTCTTTTAGCATCAATTCAGCAATCTTGACTCGCTTATCAAACTCTTTTGAAGCCAAAGCATCATCAGTTGGGAGGTTCTTGGTGTTAGCCGCCATACTCTTTGCTTGCAATTCAATAGGCATCAATTGCGCTTCAGTCAATAACTTTTGCGCTTCAGCCTTATTCTGCTCTGCTTGAGTCGTTTGGACAGCAATCTGAGCCTGAGCCAATTGCAAAGCCAGTTGTTGTTGCATCTGAGCCGCTTGTTGGGCTTGTGGATCAGCTTGAGACATCTTATCGAGCATCTCAATCAACTCAAATCTGTTTGACAGAGAAGAATTAGCCATAATACCCTTCAAAATGATAGGCAAAACAGGAGTATTTGGGCCAAGAGTCTGGAGTAAACCAATCATTTGTTGTTGTTCATGCTCACGGGCAATGATTCCCAAGGCAGCAGTTGGGATAAATCTCATGTCCACAGTAGGATAACGCTCGGGGTCGAACTGCATATAGCGATAGGCGGCTTTGGTGATGAAGGGGATCATAAAATCCTCTTGGAAGTTCACCAAGGTACGCTTGTATTTCTTGATAATTGAGGCTACTGCCATCGAAATACCGCCCTGACCCGCATCTCTAGCAACGGCAGATACCATTCCCTGAGAATCAAGAGTGCCTGTTGCCATCAAAAGCATACGTTCAAACTCTTTGGCGGTTGTCAGGTTAGAACTATCCGTATTGCCAAACTTGAACGGGAAAAGAATCTCATTTGGATTTCCGTTTGTCAGAATAGCCTTGCCTGGTTTCACCTCAAACTTAGCACCCCTTGGGAGGCGAGTCGCATCCATCGCCATCATTGGGCTAGTTGTGAGAGCGAGAGAATCTAAGTGGCTACGCACTTGGGCATCAATAGCCTTCTGTGAGTTGTAAGCCTTCTCTACAGTACCACGACCCAATAAGCGATTAGGAACTGTGTCGTCCTGATAGGCTAGGATTGGGCGGTCTTTCATCATGTATGGGTTCTTTTCTGCTTTGAGAAGAACACCATCATTTGCAATCACGATAATTGCCTCAACCAAATCGGAATACTCATCCTGAATAGAGTCTTCAGGGAATAAATCCTCTACTTCAGCACCATCTTCTAGTTCTTCAAGGTACTCACGGGGAACGAGTCCATAGTACGTTAGGAGCTTAACCTTGTCGTCTTCGTACTGAGTAATCTCTTGGGTAGGCTCTAAGTCTGTGTCCATAGAGTCCGTACCGACCTTTACCTTGCGATAAATGCCATCTTCTTGACCTTTGACGATCTTGTGGATAGAGACGTACTTCTCAATAGCCACACCCATACAGTCATCAATAGATGTTCCATTAGGGTCAAACAGGAAGTTACGGGGGTTTACAGGAACAATCTTGACTGCAATTCGGTCTTTTTCTACCACTCCGATAGCGGCTTGACCGATTTGACCAGGTATTGCTTGGGTACTCGGAACAAAGATTTTCTCTGTTTTAACAACAATTTCACCGATGCCCGTACCATAAAGTTCAGCAAGCAGTTCAATCTGGTCGATAGATTTGCGAATCTTATCAACCTTGAAATCTTCCATCAGTTGAGTCTTGATAGCTTCAACGTCTAGGGGACTACCATTGACATCACGAATATCGTCTTGGATGTCAAAGAACTCACCTTGACCAAAGATGGCTTCCATGATCTCAGCATGGCGTGTCTCTACGGCTTGTTGGGTAGCGGGAGTAACGATTCTTGAACGCTCGGAATCCCTAGTCTTGTCTTGGGAGTCCCATTCACCATTGAAGATACGCTCGTATTCAAGCCAATCATCAAGGTAGTTTGTGTCCCGATAGTCTCTCCAGCGATCACAATGGTCTACAACGAAGGAAACTAGTTCCTTATCCGAGTCGCTAGGTTCTTGGAATTCCATTCTTATACCCCTGAAATAATATCTATCGGTTCCCACTCCTCGGAGTCATCTTCTTCCATATAAGAAGTGACAGCAAGTTGGTCAATGTAACTAAGGGAGTCTGGCAAGTCATCGTGAACCCCTTGTGCAGGGAACAGGATTAACTGGTCTACGAACTCATCCCAATCTTCTTCCGAATTTAACACAATTCTGCCATGCTCGAACCTACCTTGTAAAGCCCAGATGATTCGATCTGCTTTTTTTCTATTCCCGTGGGTCAAATCTACGATATGGGCAAAGGTATTGTTCTTTCTCATCAGGTCGCTCAGATAAGGCAAAACAGCGTTCTTTAGCGCCCCCCTCTCTATCCCTACACTCAAGGGTCGGTAGTCCCTAATGGCTATCAGAATCTTGGAAGCGGTCTCACGGATGTCCCATCTCCCGTGTTCAATCTTCTCAACAAACCACTTCCCATCGTCTGTGACCTTGACTATGGAGATAGCAGACTCATCCAGACGCTTCTTGGCATTGGCGGCTTGTTTGGCAACTTCCTCGAATCCCGCAAGGTCAACAGCGATGTAATAGCTTCCATGTTCAGGCTTAACCCCGTATTTGATCCACTCTTCCTTGAAGATATCCGAACCCGCATTGGTAAACGAAGCCATGTACTCTTGTTTAAAAGCAAAGGTACTTAGGGTCTTTTTAGCACTTTCTATCTCTGTTTGGTCAATCAGAGGGTTATCAGCAGTGGTGAAGTGCCAACTCTTCCAATCAGGATCATCCTCGCTCTCACCTAGTTTGAAGGTGTCATAGAACCAATTTCTACCTTTAGGAGTGCCGATGAAGAGTGCTCTACCCCGTTTATCAGACAAACTGGCACGAATGACCTGTTCCCACGCCTCGGGTTTGATGTCGGCTACCTCGTCTAGTACGGCATAGGTCAGAGACACACCACGAAGGGTATCAGGTCTATCCGCACCACGAACGTATATCCTAGCCCCGTTTATCAGGGTAATGTCTAGGTTATTTACATGGGAGGACTGAATAACCTCTCTGCCAAGGTCTAGCAGTAAGTCCCAGATAATCTGCCTTGATTGTCCCATAGTGGGACTCACATAAAGAACCGCAGAGCCTTGTGGACACTTGAGTCCTTCGATAAGTAGGGTAACTGCCGCCATTCGAGACTTACCGCATCTACGACCAGCAGCCACAACCTTGAACCGAGTCGTGTCTTTGAATACCTCTTGTTGCCAAGGAAGGAGACTAAAGTTCAAGTCAGCCATATTTAGCCTCTACATCTTCTGCTTGCTCAACAATGGTTGGCTCTTGTCCAAGTCCTGTGATATTGATGGTTACAGCACTCCTCTGACTCTTGTCCTTTTCAAACAAAGAAACAGGTAGAGTCCTATCTAAGCACATCTTAAGGGCTACTAATTGATGGGGATGGTCATCATTAAGGGCTATCTCTATCACCTTCTGAGCCACATCCTTACCTCCACTCCTAATCATCAACTCCTTTAGTTCCTTGAGCCTCTGGTGGTCTGTCTTAGGCAATACAGCAGGTGGGTTGTCAGCAAACCTCTGTATGGTCATCTTGACTGAACCCTTTGGTCTACCACGACCTCTTTTTAATTTCGTTTCCACTTTTTTCCCTTTCTAGGAAGTGATGACTTAGTTTATTCGATTTGGCTTTTTTGGTATAGAGGAGGCTCCACAAATATCTACCAACCCAACCCACCCCCTCCCCCCCCATACATTCTCTACACCTAGGGTTTCTACTACTGTCTATCCATACAGCATAGGGTAAACCCTGATAGGGAAAACCCTCATGGTTATTTATACAGTTGTCTAGATGCGAATGATTCTCATTTAGATTTCATGCAAGTGTAAGAGAGTGATGCACCATTTCAGTGTTACTTGAATTCTTAATGAGAATTATTCTTATTCGTAATCAAGGTGATTCTATCTAGTGGCTCTCCTACCCTATATCCCAATGAGTAAACATGATGGTAAAGGGCTATTAGGTTCTCGAAGCCATCGCTGATGTTCCCTTCTCCCGCACTCAATAGAATGGCTCTCTTGGGGTTATCTAATACCCTTCTGAACTGAATGGTTTTATCGCTTGGGGGTCTGCCTGACATCGTTTCATTTCCCGAATTTAATAATTTAAATAATTGTATACCTATGTTCTCAGGGTTTCTACTATTAGGGTTTTGGAGGGGTCTTATAAATCAACAACTTACGAGAGTTGGCACGATTCTATTATGCTTATATAGTGAGAGGGTAGATTTTTACTCTCTCTTTTATCAACTCTGAATAGGTGTCAACAATGAAAAACTTTCCAAACATTGAAAAATCGGCCTTTCGTAAAGGTGAATATGTAGGCTATTGCGAAGGCAAAATTTACCGCATAAGCAAAACTAATAGCAGCTTCGGCACATGGTTTGCCCATGATTGCGAAAACTACAATGACCAAATTTTTGCGTTTGGCCTTGAATCTATGTCCAACAAGTTGCAAGCAAAGGCCGCATCATGAAAAGTACAAGATCAGAATATCTCAATTTTTTCACTAACTGGTTGCACTATCAGTTCCCACGCAATGCGGACATTGTTCGCAACGTCTTAATCATGCGGGAGGTTCAAAATATCGTTGATAGCGACTCTGAGGCGGTTTATTGGGGTGATCGTGATTGTTGGACAATGCACGACATGGCAAACAAGAAAATTCAATCTAGGGCTATTGAGGGCATCACAGCATGAAAAATACAATTTTAGATTATCTGACGGCCATTGCCTTGGGTTTGGCCCTTTGCGTGGGTTTTCTGGCTTACTTTGACGTTTTGGTTAAATAAAGGGTTTATATGTCTTACAAAGAATCAGATATTGCATACGAAAAAGGCCAATTTTGGGTCTTAAACCTAGGGTCTAAGGGTTTTGAGGTCTATAAAAATGGCATTACACACTCTACACGTTGCGCTGTTATCGGGTTTTCAGGTCAAAACGGCCTAGATCGTGCCATTGTTGAAATTGACAGACGATTAGCCGCCTAATGTTTAGACTGATAACTCTCAAATTGGGGGTTATTGGCCTAGGTATTTCCCTAGGGTTTAATATTTTTTAAGGTTAATAAAATGCAAGCTATACACACAAAATACATACCCGCTTCAAATGTCAAAGGCTCACGAATCAAAGCCATATCTGACAGCAAATTGAGCGTGACCATATCCTACCCGCACGAATTATCAGGCCATTTGGTGCATTTTGAGGCTGTTAAGGCCTTGGTTGCTAAACACAAGCTCACATGGAACATTGACGAAATGTGTTATGGCGGCTCAAGTGATGGCAAGGGCTTTACATTTGTTTTTTGCGAATCAAAGGTCTAAAAATGAAAAAATACACAATAACTCACGGGTCTATTGCTGCCGTTCAATATGTCACCTTACCCGATGGCGACAAGGTAATTGTCACTGATGCAAGGGATGGGTCAGAGAGGGAATTGCCAAAACTGCCATTTGAAGTTCAAGCGGCTGTTAATCGTCAATTTGAAGCTATCTTTGCATTGCCTTATGACAGCCGCCAAAGTTTTATTGATAACTCTATTTCCTTTGAAGTTGAGGTGACAGAATGACCACTTATAAAAATGACCCTTGGCATGACAAACATTTTGGCCCTGTGGTTGAGGTGTTTATCCCTATTTCTAAGCCAAAAAGCTACTATGAAAGCGAGTTTTTGAGGCTTGGCAACACTCCAGCGACCATGCAAATTAGAAACGAGCAAGGGCAAACCCGCTGGATGACGATCAAACCCCAGCAAATTCAAGCTATTTTAAAAATTCTTAATCAAGAGGCGTAAAAATGCACGATACAAAACAACAAATTAGCATCATTTGGGATGCTTTAGAGGCTTATCGGTCTGATCTTATCCCCGAAGGGGATGAGCAATTTGACGCAATTTGGGATGATATTTGCACATCAATGGCAATTATTGAGGAAAATTTGAAGGTGGCAGCATGAAACACGTTGAAATTTGGTTTGGCAATATGACACACGGGGATTTTGAAATTGGGCGGCACAATAACCCAATGGTCATCATTAACAGCATTGAAGAAAAGGCCATCATTGACCCCGTTGACGTTGACGAATATATGCTGTCTGAGGGACACGATAGCTATCTAATACCCTCTGAATTCAAGGGCGACATTGTATTTTCACAAGATTTTTTCAAAGGCTTATCAAAATGACACAAATAGAAGCACTCACACAATGCCTAGTTCTTGCTTTAACTGCGCCCAATGACCAAAAAGCGCAACAAGCCAGCGAATTAGCGGAACAAATAGCCCACGGGTTAACCAAAAAGCAAGTCAATCAATGCAAGCAAGCTGCAATTAAATTATGGGGTGAACAATGAAAACTTTTCAGATATTCAAAAACGTGTCTTATGAATACTTTATTGAAGCGGAAACCTTAGAAGAAGCTCAGAATAAGATCATCAACGAAAACCCCGATTATGAAAGTGAAGAATTGATAGAGTGGGTTTTCTTAGATGAACACGATGGGGCAGACTGGAAATATGAGCCAGTTTTGCAAGCAAGTTGATCTACGCTTGTGTTGCCTTAATCCTTAGAATTCTGACAGGCAAGCGTTAAACCCTCCCAAACCCGCCCTAAAAAAGCGGGTTTTTTCTTGTCTAAAATTTAAGGGCTGTAGGCTCTTTTTTTACGTCAGGCATACTATGGGAAGTCCTCAGCCCTGAATTGTAGTTCCTGAGCGAACCATAAGCGTTCTAGCATGATATTTTGGAGGGTTTGCCTTGCTTCTATGGTCTTTTGAAATCGGTCGCTCATTTCTGCAATTTCTTGCTTATTCCATAGCACTATTTTTTCTGATTTTGATTCTAAGCGTTTGCGTATGTAATCGGCACGTTCTTGAAGGGTAAAAAATGGCTTATCGGCTAACGCTCGATTACAGTCTTTACATGAGTTGACAAGGTAAAACCCAATTTTGCGCTCTTTAAACCATTGAAGCTCTTTAGTGTCGCACCACGATAATGGGGGGCAATGATCTAATTCTACCCATTTGTCACCACAATAAAAGCAGCCAACCCTACTACTCCAATGGCGCTCATATCTATGCCCATATTGTTTCAACAGTTCTAATCGGTATGTTTTTGAAGTTCGTTTAATAGCCATATAAGGCTATTTTACCAATTTACCCCTTACCAAGCCCAAAAAAACGTCTTAAAAGGGGCTTTTATCGCCTTTAATCGGCATTTCCTCGCACAATCTTCGGATGGTTTCGTTTAGGGCTTCAATTTCTCCCATTTTAGCGATAGCCCATGCCCTCTTTTGACCATGCCATCCCATAACTGGATTTCGATGGCAATCGACACAAAGGGCTATACACGTATATTGCAACCCTTGTTTTAAATGGTGGGCTTCTGAGGGTGGCGGTGCATGGCAAACGCTACATGGTAGGCTTTTAACCCTTGCAAGGTGTAGCCGTTCCTTTGCCGTTAGTTTGTTGTTCAAGTTGTGGCCTTCATTTCCATGCGGGCTGAATATTGGGCGGTTCTCCAACACTCGACCTTAGCTTGTGCAGCGGTCATTAACCAACGATATCGTTCTTCTATTTCAACGGCTGCCCTGATTCCTTCGAGTATCTCTACATATTCGGGGTGTGCATAAGCAAATGTGTCCTGCTTTCCCAGTACTTCAGTTTTTGCAAGGCTCTTGAGTTGGGCGTGTTTTGATCGCCTGAATTCCTCAAGGAACATACGATCAGACTTAGCTTTGGCGTAAAGTGGTGCTGTTTTTATGATGAACTCTATCGCAAGTGTAGGCTCGTTCATTTGATAAACCCTTCATAGTGCCGATAAGTTGGGGCGGGTTCATCTCTCCCGCACCTTCTACCATGCTCGTTAGCCTCTTGCAAAGCCTGAAAAGCCCATTTGCAGTTAGTGCACACCCAGTAAGGAGGGTTGCCTGGTGCGTCTTTCTTTTGTTCAATCATAAGTAACGACCCTTTGTCGGATAATTTTTGCGCAATCTTGAATAGTTGTTCTCTCTACTTGGGCAAATTCAGGTTGATCGGGCCATTCTAGGGTCATGTTTTCCACCAGTTTTGCGTCTTCCTCTCTCTGTTGTTTTGCAACTAGGATAGCGAAGCGCTCAAGTGCTTTGGGGTGCGTTATGTGACAAGCTGGCAAATTAGCCTTTTGTGCCATTTTGTAAATTTCGTCTTTAGTCATATTTTTTCCCTTGTCGCATCCATGTGAACTAAACAAGTGTTCCTCGCTGGGCAATTTCTGCCTTGGCTGCAGTTTCCATGACACGGAGGGCAAACCTTCATGTTTCGCACGAATATGGCAAAACTTGAAGCAGTGTCACCAAAGGGCATCTTGTCGAATTCCTTTGCCACTTCCTCCAAAACTTGATTCCTTTGGGATGGGGACACAAAAACCTCAAAGTGATATGGCTGCCCTCGCATTTGGTTTTCATGCTCTATGCGGTCAAATTCATCATCTTCATAGGTTTTCATGTTCTTTCCCTAATCAAATCCATTTGAACGTAACCAGTTGAATCTTCCAAAATTTGGATTATTTCATTGCGTTCATGCTCTGCTACCAGCATGGCAAAGTGTATCAATATCTGTTGACAGACATCAATTTCTTCATCAGCAAACCCTGCCTGTTTTGCCATGCGGATAATGCCTTCTATGGTCATACATCCTCCAACTTATAGTTGAGTTTGTGATGCTGAAAACGCATTGCCGCCTCGCACTCTAGTTCCTTAAAAGACTCGTCACTTAGCAAACCGATGCAATTACGCCCTTCGAACCAGACTTCCCGCACAGACTCATTGAAGGTGGAATCTAGGTCTTGCTCATATTCGTAAACTACTGTCACGACCTCGCTACCTGCTCCTACTGTTGTGTCAAATTCCCATGTATTCATAATATTCACCCTTGTTAAAAATTAAATGTTATCAATGATTTTGTATTTTTCTATTAGGACTTACCCTAAGTCTTCCTTAATCATTACTTCTACTGCTGGTGTTTCTGCATAGACCTTGGTCACATGAAGATTTGTTACTTGTTTGTCATCAAAAATGATGATTCCTCCTTGGATTGCATCGAGGTGGCACTTGGCTATGTTGTCAATATCGGGCTTCTTTGTTGGCTTGAGTATTCCCGCCAAGGCATCTTTTCGCTTCTGCTTTGAGTAGGATGCGGGTATTCCAACTCTGATATAAATTGCGACTGTTACAGGGGTTTCTAGTGGCTCTGAACTACCCATTGCAGCTCTAGCCATCATCCTGATTTCATCTTCATAGGTCTTGGTCTTTTGTGGACTGTAAGTAGAAACAAAATTCCCTCTACGGGCAAACCTTGGGCGACCTTTTCCTACTGGCTCTCCATAGACTGTGTACATCACAATAAAACTCATAGAAGTGTCCCATTTTGAATTTGTTGCATAAAAGCCCTTATGCGATCTCTTGCGCCAGTTCCGTAAATTCTTTCTGCCCTTTCAAGTCTCGCCCTGATGAGGTCACGATTTTTTGATGACTCCCAATTTCGATAAAGCTCTCTTGCCTCGGCTTGCTCAAGGATCATTCTATCGCTTGCGCCTTGAATATTTCTTCTACTCCAAGTCACCAGTTAACTCCAGTGCTTTGTTTATCAGGTGTATCGGAAATGGTACGCCCTCACGCACCTTGTCCAGTAGTTTCATTGCGTCATAGTGGGACATTTGTTTTCCATTTGTGTTGCTCAAGCCACTTTTTAGCCTTCTCTTTAGCTTCTAGGGCTGCTTGTCTTTCCGCCTCGGTAGATTGCTTCTCGATCTGCAAAACCTCTTTAGTTGGGATATGTGGCCCTTGGTTGCACAGATTTCGGAACTTGATGGCACTCGGAATAAACTCACCCTCAAGTTTGGCAATGGCAAAGTCCATGCTTGGGCGGTATGTTAGGAATCGACCTAGTTGGCTTTTCCACTCTTGTCTCACAAAGTCTGGGTCTATGCCATCAAAGTGGCGGTTAAATGGTGTTCCAAAGATAGCCATCATTCTCGCAAAGATGTAATCCAATCCTTGGTCTGCTGTACAGAAATCAGTTTCCGAGTAGTTTGACATTGCCACCTCCAATTAAGCCTCTTGTTAAACCTGAAATAACCCGTTGGTTCATCTGACCTGTTTTGCTTAGGTTTTCGTCTTTTACCCAATCAGCTTTGAAAGACTGCCAGTTTCGGACAATGGTTTCTTTCAATGCGTCTTCCAATGACCAACCCGCAATACTTGCTTCCTTTTGTATGCCATCAATAACCAACTGAGTGACACGAGCCTTCTTTGACTTTCTATGAGAAACAAACTCTTGCCAAACAGAATCAGAAACACCGATAGGTGTTGCAACGACAGTTGCTCTCTTCTTTGTCTCTGTCTCTTTCTCTGTCTCTCCCTCTGTCTCTGGGATAGCATTATGCTTTCGTTCTGCTAGCACTCCGCTAACAACTACGAAAAAGTCTTTATCAATCAATGGCTTAACTCCATCTTGATATTCTTTTGGCGTGATGTGAAGTCTAAACACTAGCTCATCTAGTGAGCCATCAAAAACACCATCTTTTGACTCACTTGCAAGCAACCAAAGCATTGGTGCTAGTGCTTTGCTAGCAATAGGCAAGCAGATATAAGCTCTATTGTTTAACAGATCACGATGAAGTTTTATCCAAGGTGGGCAGCGATCTTTGTAATGTTGAAAGACGGCCCAATTTTTCGGCTGTAATAGCATGATTTTTCCTAGCTCTGTCCTCTACTGAAAGAAACAATCGGCAGGCGGAGAGGCTCGCTTTTCGATAGGGAGATCAAGCCCTATCTAGCCGTGTTTCAAAACATTGTATCAAATAAATTGATTATTTGTAATTTCATTTGTTTTTGGTCTGCCAAACAAACGAACAGCTTGGTTGTTCATAGAAGCATACTCAGACTTAGTGAAGATGCCTTTAGCGTTTCTAATGTCAAAAGGGTTTAACTTGTTATATGGCTCATCATTGGCGGCTTTTGTGGCCTCAATCATGTGTGGCTCTAGGGTGTATTTCATTATCCAAGACCTACCCATCTTAATCTTTATAGCGGTAAGTTCCTTCTTACGAATCATTTTCTTGCAAGCAGCGACAAGGGAATTCCTTGGGATGCCTGTCAAGTTCTCCATGTCATAGGATGTTAGCGATCCGTTCTGGAGGCATTTAATGATGGATTCTTGGGTCATTTAAAGAGTCTTTCTAGGTTGATTGGGCAATTGAGATGAAGTTCTAGCGTTCTGGCAAGCAAAGCTGTTACAGCCGCATCAAAGTCCTCTGGTTCGGTTGTGTAAGCATCTGCCATTGTTTGAGAGTACCCAAGCAAGGCTTCAGCGCATCTTTGTTCAAGTATTTCAGAGTGCATAAGAGGAAGGAAGTAGAAGGAAGGGCTATTAGTTAATAGGACAAGTCTTTTTAGATTAGCATAGAAAAAAGTTGCGTAAATTAGGGAAAACCCCTATGTAAATTCAGGAATCCATGTGGCACATTAGTGGTGTGGGCAGTAAAAAACCCACATTTTAATAAACCTACAGGAGTGAATATGAAAATTACATTGCGTGACTACTTTGCGGCTAGGGCTATGCCAGTTGCACTAAAAACCTTGATGCATGACTACACAAGAGATGATAAACATTGGTTCTGGGAAGACTACATTGACAATGATATGTTAGCCGAGCGTTCCTATGAAATGGCAGATGCAATGTTAGTGGCAAGAAAATCACAGGAGTGAATATGCCAGTTCTTAATGGAAAAAAGGTTGTAGACCTAGAGATAGATGGAGTAGATAGCAGAGATTTCCCAGACTTCTCTGATGCCTACTTTTCAAATGGATGCTATGAAGATGGCACACCATTGACAGAAGATGAGTTAAATCAGCTCACCGATCTGGCGGGTGATGTTCTATGGGAAATGTGTTACGAAAGCCTCACATGAAAACACTATTTCAATTCTTTGTGGAAGAGTTCTCAGACATCCACTACTGCCCCTATTGCTTGACAATCAAGGGAGATAAAATAGTTTGCTGCCAAGAAGCAGACTTTATCGAGTTCAAGGATTTAGACCTTGACCAACAAAAAGAGATTATTCAACAAGAGTTAGATGAAAATCAAAGGAGTTAATATGTCAATAGAAGCGTTACTGAAAAAAGATGTCAATTCTCATACAGAGAAGAAAAACAACCTGACCTACCTGTCATGGGCATGGGCATGGCAAGAGGCTCTCAAAGCTGATCCTACCGCCACCTATAAGGTAGAGATGTTTGGCGACAAGTGTTTCATGGAAATCAATGGTACGGCAATGGTATTCGTTACCGCTACCATGTTTGGCAAACCAATGACTTGCCAGTTACCTGTGATGGACTATCGGAACAAAGCCATCCCCAATCCTGATGCTTTTGCGGTCAACACAGCAATTATGCGGTGCATGACAAAGGCTTTAAGTCTGCATGGCTTGGGTCTATACATCTATGCTGGTGAAGACCTCCCAGAAGAGGGTAGATCAGTAGTGATTACACCTACCCAAGGTGCAATGGATAATATTCCTCAGGAGGAATTACAGTACTTGCAAGAGATGGCAGTCGAATTGATTGCTACCTGTGAGCAAGGTGACCCCAAGGCAGCTTGGGATAAGTTGGAAGGAGAGAACCTTGATGACCAACAGAAAATCGCATTATGGACACTCCTACCCAGTAAAGTAAGAAGTGCGTTAAAGAAAGCAAAGGAAATGTGATGGAAAAGAAAGATAACTCAGGCGTTTTGTTCAAGAACGACAAAAAAGAGTCAGAGAAACACCCTGATTACAAAGGAAATATCACAGTAGGCGGTCAGGATTACTGGCTATCTGCATGGATTAAAGAGGGTAAAAGCGGTAAGTTTATGGGTTTAGCAGTATCACCCAAAGAAGACTATCAGCCAAAACAAGCCCCTAAGAAGGCAAGTTTTGAAGACGAAGACCTGCCCTTTTGAGTTAATATAAACCCGAGGGGGGAGCTGTGCAAAGGATTTTCCTAGCTTGCAGACGAGCAGTTTTCCCCTCACCCAATAGGAGTTAATGATGACATTAGATAAAGCATGGTTTGGTGGTGCAGTAGAGAAATTCTTTGGCTCACCAGCGTTTAAACTGGCTAGAAGAGAAGACCCTGTAACGAGCCATCAGGCGGCTCAAGCAGTTGATACCACCAAGCTAGAAACAATGGTCTATGAAGCCATTAAAGGCTTTCCAGATGGGTGTATCTCAGACGACATCCTCGGAATGTTCCCAAACTACCCATATTCCTCGATAACAGCAAGGTATCGTGCTTTGTTAGACAAGGGATTTATTGAAGTGTCGGGTGTCAAACGTGGCAAGTTTGGCAGAAATCAACGAATTATGAAGGCCAAGTGATGCTAGAAAAACCACCCTATTCCAAGATTAGTTACCCATCAGTAGCAACAAAAGACTTCAAGTGGGAGTCAGGATCAGATGTCCAAGCCCTTTGGAGAAAGCATGGATGGACTCCACCCTCGGAGAGCATGACTCCACCACCACCGCCACCTGAGAAGTATCAAGAACCTTTGAGGAGAGTAAGGTAGCCTATAAGCTACTTAGCCAACAGATAAAGCCCCACATTGCTAAAGGCGTACCCTGCGTACACAATAGCCATGTGCGGGTTATCTTTCAATAGCTGCTCACCTGCAATATAGGCATAGATACCGCCTGTCAAGATGATTAGCCAAGCACTCAAAACGCACCTACATTAATAACTTCGCCTCTGAACTGAACCATATCCTCATCAAATTTATGGACGAGTTCAGGCCATAAAAGCTGACCATTGAAGAAGTTTAGCACAGCAAAACCTGATCTGTGGTTGTTTGGGTTTATCTCAGCATAGGTAAATTGTGGCCCGTCAGTCTCAGCCAAAGTCCCTGTATCTACCCCATATCGAACCCCGTTATAGTCGCTAAAAGGGGTTACTTTTAGGCTATGAAGATGCCCCGTGACCACCGAGACACCCGCATTGACAGTATTGTTGTGAGTGGCATGGACTCCACCCTTGTATCGGTGCTTGATAATGACGTTATCTGTAGGCCATACTGCCCAACAGAAATCCCAATCTGGGATATGGTCTGTCAGTTTAAAGCCCTGAACTTCTTTAAATTGGGGTGCTTGTTGGGCAAGTCGATTGCCAAACCGAATATCGTGGTTTCCCCATGTAAACAGTAGCTTTACATTGTGCCTTGCTGCTTTAGCAACCTCTTCTATCTCACCCAACGCACCTTGCGTAGCTTTTAGCTCTTGAACAACAGAAGTCTGGGGCTGGTCAGTTATATCGTGGCGAGATATAGAAGCCCCATCAAAAGCATCCCCGTTACAGATTATCGCCTTGGGTTTGAACTTCTCTATAGCCCATAGAAGCCCTTTAAAGGCAGTTGTTCGTTGACCAGGTATGAAGTGAGCATCTGAGAACACGATTACTGTGCCATCCAGTATGCCAAGGTCTATTTGTTTTAAAGGAGAGAAGGATTTAGGCTTGTTTTTATCGTATTTGACACCACGCCAATCACTTGCGCTAAGTGCCATGTTGTATTGTTTTTCAATATACCTTCTGCGGAGATGAGTTGCTCTAACACTTATTCCAAGATGCTCGGCTACTCTTGTGGCAGATTGAAGTTGACCCCAAAGCTGGATAAACTCGGTATCGGTACACGTTTCGGTACTACTTCCCATTGGAATCCTTTGAAAGTAACTTTTCTAAAAGATTTATGACTCTATGCTCTTGCATTTCCACCTCATCTTGAGAGGATTTAGGGTCTTGAGCCACAGTCATTAAATCGTGCAGAAACACATGAAGTAACTCATGTAAAGCAGTCTGATCCAGAGATTCTGGTGTTATCTTCTCAGCACCAAAGTCACCCAATCTATAAGTAGCCAACCGAGCCTGAGTATTAAACTCCACAGAAGCCATAGCCGCCTTTGCCGCCTTACTTCCCTTCTCTATTCTCCAATCACCCAAACTGAGCACTTGTTGCCACTTTTTGACACTTTGTGCGAACAGTTTTGTATCTTCTGGCGTAGGAATGTTAGGCATTTCAACACCTTATAGCGTTATTATGACATTTTAATTTAACAAAGCACATTCAGCGACTCTACGCTTGGTCAAACCCGCTAGAACCTTCCCACCGCCTTTGTTCCAAAGCATGAGCTGTTCTTTAGCGCCTTCCCAATCTTGGGCATTGATTTTACGCTTGAGAGTGGAGGTTTGAAGTCTGCCAATGCCTAAGTTGTAGCAGAAATCAACGATAGCATTGCACTTACGCTCATCTGTCAGAAGGATCGGACAGTTCCTTAGAACGCCTGGTAGGTAGGTATGTTCTAGTTCATACATTAGCAATATCCTTGCATTTTCTTCATCTATTGGAGAATCTGCAAGGTTAACTTTACGACCATCAGCGTAGTAGGTAGAGCCATAACCAATCGTAGCTACGTTAGCAGGGCAAAGGTAGGGCTTAGAACGAAAGCCCTCAAACCTTTTGCATAGTTCTGCTGCCAACTCTAAGTTCATATTCCACGCTTAGAGAGAGTGCGATCTAAGAACCAATAATTAATAGTTCCTGAGAGCAAGGCAGAAAAGTCAGGAGTCATCATTGTTTTGAAGACTTCAGTAGCTGGCGCACCTGCTAACCATGCGTTCCAAGCAAACCAAACATGGATAAATGACCAAACAAACAAAACCCAATAGGTGACCACAGGACGCACAGAAGCAGAAAGTGAGGCCACCCATCCACCTGCCGCCTTAACCATCTCTGCTTGCTGTGTAATGGCGTTATTGAAGGCATCCATCACACCCACGTCAACTGCGGCTTCCCTTTGTGCGCCTATTTCTGCGAGTTTCTGTGCGCCTCTTTGAGCCTCCAAGTCGCATTGGAACTTGAACATATTGAGTTCATGCTCACGCTCATTTTTCTTATCCATCCATTTAAGGACTTCAGGGGCAAGGCGAAACACCCCACCAAAGATAGAGCCTAGTATTCCACCAGATAACATTTCAAACATAGTTAGTCCCTTTTACAATGTTTATTGTCTTCGTCATGCGATAGCTTTACACCTGCCAAAAGGCCAATAAAGCCACCAATAATGGTTTGAAATGCGGGGCTGAGCAGGGAAAAAATTTCCGAGTTATCAACCTCTTTTGCCCATAGACCAAGAATGAAAGCAGCTACCATCCCTAGAATACAAATACATAGCGTTGCACTAACCATAAAGGTTACATAGAAAGTCAGTCTGCCTCTTAAATCTTCCATATATCCTCACACATAAAGGTCTAGTTTACGATTTTGAAATATCTCAAGTCTTAACTTATTCTGTTCAGCCTTCTTAACATATAGCTCAAATGCTATATCTTCAATTTTATCTTGTACCTTTTTTTGCTCCAATAAAGCACGATATTCCTCATGGTGCTTCTCAACTCTACGCTCTAAGGCATCTGTCTTATCAGGATACCCAGAAGGTTGAACAGTAGGGAATAATTTGATGGTATCGATCATTTCTTCTCCCTTTCTACAGCATCCTTGTAAGCAATAACAACTTTATGTCTTAACTCAGCACTATCTGCACTACCCGCCCATTCCGATAAGTTATTCCATATAACAGTCATGTCAGAACTTTTACACAATGTTTTATGTTTTGTAAGCCAAGCAGACATTTGTTGATGACGCTCTGACGGGTTATGTACTGTGTAAGCTATTCCATAAAACTCACGCACACTACATAGGTCTTTCCCTGTAGATTGAAGCGATAGAGTTAAAACAAGTGCTATTAGCCATCTCACGGGTACGCCCAAATTATGATGTAACTACAAAAGATGACAAAACAACCAATACAGACTATCGCGATGATTGCTTCAGCCCAATCAATCATTTAGTCGCCCGACAGAAGTTTGTTAGTCCCACGAATTTCCATCTTAAATGGCGGTTGTGGGTTTGTTAGCAAGCCTTCACGGAAAGCCGCACGAGTCTTTGGCCCTTGTTGCTTACCACTAACATCAGGTCTTGATAGCCTTAATGTTTCTTCTATTTGCTCGGCAGTATCGTATAGACGATCTCTGTTGGCAATGGCTTCCCTTTGCGCATCTCTAGTTTTCGCACGATTTGCTATTTCTTGATAGGCAATAGCTTTATCACGAGCCTTTTTAACTGCATCTTTAGCCCACTCAACATCTTGAAGTCTATTCAAAATAGTCTCATTAGAAAGAGTTTTCATGCCTGGAACAACTTCACCCAAGTCAACTTTGAGCTTATTCCATGCAATTTTCTCTTCAGCAGTCATTGCAAACGCTTGATTAACACCACGTTCAAATGTTGTTTCGCCTTCTGTTTTTACAATCCGTGTGTATGGTTTAGCACCAGTTTTAGGAGAGATTGTTTGAGTTCTGTAGCTTGTGCTAGGTTGCTCAATAACTTGCCCAGACATTTTCTGAATAGCAGACTCTAAGGCGGTAGGCAATACGCCACCCGCCCCAGAAGTGGTTACTGGAACAAGGTTTCCAACAGCATCAAATGTAAACTCAATGCCTCCACTTGCAGGTTTGCGTTCCGCAGCCGCCCTAAACTCTTGTGCCATTTCTGCACGCTTTTGAGCTTCGTAAATTTGTCGTGGCACTTCATTGGGCAAACCACGTTGAGACTCAAATACAGTTGGGCCAAATGGTGGTTGTTGTTGTGGCGTTGTAAAGCCTTGACGGGGTTCTTCTGGCTTGTAAATGGGTCGCCCATTTTCATCATAGACAACACGCAATTTTCCAGCAGGCCCACCAACCGATGGATCAAATACTTCTTGTTGATAAGGAACAATTGCCTGACCTTGAGGAATAGGCTGTGCCGCAGTTGCTACCTGACTAACAGGAATACGTGCGTCACGCAAACTCAATCCCGCTTGATATTTGGGAGATGACATGATGTTGGACGCAAACATGCCCGCACCTTCACCCGCAAGTACACCCGCAGCAGTACCAAGAACAGAACCCGTAACGCCACCTAGTTGATAGCCAAGAGTAGCACCAGCTGTACCACCAATGCCAGATCGAGTAATTCGAGGCGCACTTAAAATAGACTCTGTTGCTTTAGTAGTAAATGCGTCAGGGAAATTACCAGCAATCTTGCCAAGAGCAGCAATATCACCCGTCATAGCATTATCTTTTGCGGTAACTCGGCTGAGTTTATTGACATCAATCATGCCAGTGTTAAAGTCTGTAGCGGCTTCATAGGCATACGTCTTAGCCATCTTCTGACGGGCTTGTCTGAAATCAGATAACAACTTAGGATTGAAAATGTTAGATTCAATCATTGCCTCTAAAGAGTTGGCAATCGCCAATCGTGTGTCTGCAAGATCAAGAGCCTGTAAATCGGCACTTTTATTGTTGTATGTTTTCTTTGCTTCTTGGCGAAGTGTTTGAACATTCTTAAGAATTTGAGCGCCATCTAGTCCAGCACTTGTTTTGTTTATTGCATCATCAATGATTGCGTTTATCGATTTTGCTTTTTGATTAGCACCAATCACTGCTAAATCTGGCCTTAAATCATTAAGAGAAGAAATTAAATTTTCATCAGCCACCATTATTGGCAATTTTTTTACTTGACTATAAGGTTCTGCAACACGCATTCTTGCTTCACTAAATGGTGCTTTGCTATCAAATTGCGTAGTTTCTGGCAAACCCAATTCATTTATAGCAATTTTGCGTATTTGATTCTTATTTGCATTAGCAATAGCATCAGTACCACGTTGACCCGCAACAGCAGATAAGGTTTTAGGGATTAATGTTGGTTGAATTTGCTCTGGACTTAAAGCAATACCAAGACGTTGTGCCTCTTTAGCTGCATCAATTTGTGGGCCACGAGCATAGTCCTCTAAGGACATTCTTTCACGCCTAGCTTGCATCATTGGCTCAAAAGGCATCTTTGCGCCAATAACGGCTTTCTCTAATGCGGGTGCGGCTAACTCTTGTATTGTTCGAGCAGCAGGTTTGGCAATAGCGGGTGCGGCAAGGCTTAATGAAGCCATGTAACTTTCAACATCTGAAGTAGGAATGCCAGTTTTATCAGCAATCCATTTAGCTCCTTTTTGAAAGTTTTCACCAATGAAGTCCATGATCTGACGACCAGCTTCACCTTGATATTCTGGAGTCTCAGTAACGCCCGCCATTTTTCCAAATGGTTTGTCAACGGCAGATACCAATCTTTGCGTAGCGGCTTGTGCTTCTTCTGGTGAACGTCCTAAACGTGCCAAAGGATAGCCAACCATTTGTGCGGCAGCAGGTAATACTCCACCAACAGTAATGTCAGCAAGAGAAGCAGTAGATCGACCAAGAGAAATCGCAGATTGAAGCAATTGACCTAAAGATGTCTTTTCTTCTTTAGGTGCAACTAATGGTTGTTGCGTTACAAAGGTTGCAAAAGGATTTTCTTGTGCTGGTTCAGCAACAAATTCAGCAAATGGGTTGGTAGCCATTATTTGTTTCCTTTTATTTGTTTAGCAGCGCCTACTCCAAATATCGCATCAAACTGAGCTTCTGTTCCTTCACCACGATTTAGTGCATCAATAGCCTTTTGTGGAATATTATTAGGAATAGTTCTTTGTGTAGGAATTTGTGAGGCAGCAGACTCTTTAACTCTATAGGTTTTAAGTTCAGGTCTATCAAACAAAGATTTACCGCCTTCACCACTAAACCAAGCATCTTCTGCTCCATCATAGGTTGAATTTGTTTTCCACCATTTATCGTAAAAATTACGTTGGTCAATATCTCTCTTCAATTGAGCCTTTGCAACACTAATTAAGAAACGATTTGCTTCTTTTGTATTACCAAATTGTGCGCCAGTAGTGGTAATTCGTTGAGCATCGGATTCTGTTTGAGGGCCTTTTTGCTCTAATTGGCGTTGTAAAACAGCAGCATTAGCATTTGCTAAGAATGTTTGAGCATTTGTAGCAAGGCGTTCAGCTTCTGGAACACCCAAAGCCGCCAACACTTTTGCACCTGCGGCAACAACTTCAGTACCAAATCCAGTATCAAAACCTTTATCTAATATTGATAAATTTGATTCTAAAGATGGCAATGTTCTAGTAGCAATGCGTGCTTGATCTGAAATACCCTCATATTGTTTAACCAACATTTTTCCACGAGCACCTTTTTCTTCTTTTTCTTGCTCTGGTAATTTAACGCCAACTTGTGTGGTTGATGTAACCCTATTAACTTGACCAACATAAGGTTTGCGATATTGCTTACCATCAGCACCAATTTCGTATGTAAATTGTTGGTCAGAATTAACATCCAAAAATACAGCTTTCTTAGTTCCTTCTGCAACACCAACAGTTTTAACATTGGGAGTAATTTGTTTTTCAACTTTTGAAGTTAAACGCTCAAGTTGGGTCAATTGAGTAGTCAACAAGTTCATTGCACGATCACGCTCTGGAGAAGCAGGTTGATCTTTAAGCTGGTCAAGAGCATCTGTTAATGATGCCATTTGTGTAGCAATCTGAATATCATTAGGAGTTGCTTGTTGACGCTCACGAGCTGCCTGTGCCAAAGATGCTTTACTTGCCGCCAAACGCTGTTCTGTTTGAGCAACATCACCTTGGGCTTGACGAGCATATTGAGCTAAAGCCATAGCACCTTGTTGGTCACCCATTTGAGACAACATCTGAGCACCTTTTAGGATCGACTCAGGATTGGTTTGGTCAATCTGTTGGGCAATAGCATTCCTAGCACTGATTAGCTTCAACTGAGGGTCTTCTATGCCCATAGCACCTGCAATGCCACGACCTATTTGACCAATGCCAGCACCCAACTGCGCTCTAGCCGCAGCACCAGGATCGAGTTGAGCTAATTCATAGCCCCTTTTTAAGTCTTGGTTGTATTGTTGACCCTGATACATATCAGGAGTCAATCCAAATAGACCCGCTACTATATTGTCTGCCATGATGAATCCTTACGAAAATAGACCGCCAAACACATTACCAAGTGCTTGACCAAACATGGCATTTGGATTACCTGCCGCCATCAATGCTTGAGCATAAGGGTTAGCAGTAGCATTAGCACTTGTCGCTAAATTGGTGCTTAATTGCGCTCCTGTTAATCCTAGTTTTCCAACATTTGTACCTGCTGTAGCTGCTTGTTGACCAAGAGCCGCACCCATTGTGAGTGGTTGTTGTGCCAAAGTTTCTAAGTTTTGCACCTGTCCCAAAGCAGTTGTGTATGGTTGATAAGCCGCTGTTTGACCGCCATAATACTGACCCATAGCTTGTGAGCCTTGGCCTAATAGACCCGCACCAAATAAGACGTTTTGTTGACCATACTGTTGAGCATTGGCCGCCAATTGAGCCTCTTGTTGCGCTCTAGCGTTATACAAAGCCTGTAGTTCAGGAGTTGTAGCACCCATAGTGCCACCTTGAGCAACAGAAAGACCACCACGACCTTGTTGTTGGAGTTTATTTTGCAGATTTGCTAACTCAGTCTCTCTGCCTGGTTGCAATAAAGCCATCTGTTGATTGAGATAATTCTGAGCAACAGATTCAGGAGTTTGAGCAATGTATTGATTGCCAAGGTTAAACAAATTCTGTGCGCCCGTTTGCAAAGGAGCAAATTGTTGTTGTGCCGCTTCTGCTTGAGTTAAACCTTGACCTGCCAAAGTAATAAATCGGTCTTGAGCATTCTTAGCTTCAGGGCTTAGTGTATATCCTGCGCTTGTCAATTGACCAGTAACAGGATCAACTTGGAACTGTGAAGTACCAAACCTTGTGGTCATGCCAACTGGTCTGAATGCGGCAGCTTGTTTGGCAACAGCAGTCTCAGCATCAATCATTGCTTGGGCTTTTTGAGCCGCTTCTTTAGATGCTTGTTGTTGTAATAGGCTTCCCGTAGTACCTAAACCACCAGAGAAAAGATTTGCTAAATTACCAGAAGTAAGACCGCCTAAAGCAGTTCTAGCAGCAGTATTTGCAAGGTTAGAGCCAACTGTAGAACCCAATGTTGAACCAAGAGTAGACCCAAGTGTTGATCCTAAAGTAGAGCCAACAACACCAGTTGTCAAACCACCCAAAGTAGAACCAAGAGTAGAGCCACCAAGCAAAGTATTAGAACCTGCTAAACCGCCAGCAGTAGTCAATCCTGTAACTCCACCTGCGCCTGTGGTTAAACCAGTAATTCCACCTGCACCTGCGGTTAGTCCACCAGCACCGCCCATTCCTGCAACAGTACCTGCGCCACCAGCTGTTAACAAACCAGCGCCTGTCGCACCACCAGCACCATATAAAGCCGCAGACTCAGCCGCAGTCAACGCACCCGCACCCGCAGTACCGCCCAACTCAGCTAATGTCAAACCTGTAGCCTCTGCTCCAATTGTTCCTAAAGTTGCGCCAGCAGGTGCGCTACTTAACAATCCCTCTGAAACGCCAGGTATGCCAAAAGCAAGTGCCGCCAATGCCAAGCCACTCAGAATAGTTTTCTTGTCGCTTGTATCTTTACTCCATGTGGAAATAACAGGAGTGCCATCAGCATTCTTTTTAAGTTCATAAATAGTGCCACCGCCACCAGTAAAGGTAGAGCCAAAACGTCTATTTGTTTCGGTTGCATTTGCCTGATTAAGATCGGTATAGCCTTCTTTTATAAGATGACGACTCATGTCCAAAACAACTTGCTCTGCCGCTGTTGCAGGCTTTCCTAAGATTTTGGAGGCTTCATCATAGTTAAATCCAACACTCTCTCCAGAAGTCTCGAAAACACCACCCTTTACATTTTTAGGATCAATTGCCGCAGCGATCTGTTGAGATAACTTAATAACAGTTCCACTATCGTATTGTTTGCCTTGATAGTCTGTAACAGTTGGTGCAACTGCTTGGGCGAATCGAACGGCAACTTCTTGTGCAGGTGCGCCAGTAGCTTGAGCTAACTGAGCAGGAGTTACTCCATTTTGCTGCATTGCAGTAGCAATCTGAGCATCTGTCAGATTGGGAGTTTTTAGAAACTCTAAAATTTGTTGATTGGTTACAGCCATTATTTTTCTCCATTAAGGCGCATCAGGCCAAGTAATAGTCCAAGGGAAACCAGACTGAGTAGGCACATCTCTTAATGCTTGGCAGTAGTCTTTCCATGCTTGTGATGGAGTCATATCACTACGAAATCGCCAGTCAGTTTCTGCTAATTTAGCATCACGAGTAGCACGAACATTCTTAGCCTGTTCAGCGTCTTTTGCTGTTTTGTAAGCAGCCTCATTGGCCGCAGCAGTTGTGACATTGCCAGACTCGTCTGTGGTGTCTGTAAACACTGGTCCAAGAATGTGCTTTGTGTACCACTTACCATCAATCTGCTCGACACCAGCGGCTTGAGAGTATTGGTAAACAGTACCGCCTGACGCTTGTGCGCCTTCAAAGACTACATCAGCACCAAACTCATTTAATAGTGCCTCTGATAGTTGTTGTGGCATTGATGTGTTTGGATGCAATGCACGAAATTCACTCTCGTACATGACTGCGCCTGTTTCTCTGATTCGTACTTGCATTTTAATTTCCTCAAGCAATTGCTAAATTATTGCCGTATGTAAAGCCATATTTTTTATGTTTGGCTCTC